CGGCATTACTTTCTCGCTTCCAGCATTAAATCAGCTTCATTCCACTGTTCATACATATCATAGTCGATGGGGTCTATTCCGGGATCTTCTATCTCGATCATCTCTTCGATGTTGTTAGTCTTAATAGCTCGACTGACTTTCTTATCTTTTATTCGAGCATTGCTTATAACTCTACTGAGATCGTTGTATCTTCCGCCGTCCATATACTTATAGTCCATGACGCGTGAACGGGTATTATAGCTCGTGTTCCGTGACTTGCCCATCTTTTTCTTTCTTTACCTCTACTGGATGTAAGAAATCAGGGAATGCTTCTCTGACGATAGCTTCTGTGATCCCCTTGAACGGAAGCTTCTTTTCTTTAATAGCACAGAGCAACTTGGCGTCTGCTGGTGTGACGTTCTCAAGTAGCTCGATAAACAGCTGCTCACGCTTGATCTGCTTAAGTCCGGGGTGTCCTCCCTCGACGAAGTAGACCATCTTTCTGCACTCACGAATAAGCACACTCTCTTGGTCCGTTAAGTCGTTCGGCTTATATGGTGGTTCTCCAGGTGGTAGTAGCCACTTGACTCGCTCATCGAAAGCACCCTGTAAGATAGTGCGAAGCACGAAGCTGTCGTTGTGCTTCAGTGCTTCTACCTTTTCTTGATTCTTCTTGAGCTTAGAGACCTTCTCAAGGAACTCTGCTACACCTATCTGCATGCTCTACTCCTAAAATTCATTTATATTTTCCATTAAGTTACGAAGCTTGTTTGCGATAAAGTAGTTGAACATCTTATCACGACCCTTGCTGGTCTGTGCCTCGTACGACTCTATTACTTTATTAGAGATGTCTTCCGGTACGTAGCTTAGATCGATAAGCTGACGGTTCCGGTGATAGTTGCGCCGAGTAGTCTCATCGAGGTTCTCTTGACCAGACTCAAGGATAGCATCGATCTTCTTCTGAGTAAGAGGCTTCTGTCTTGATCCTACAACGAAGGTATCATCAGCTGATAGCACATTAGGTACTCCGTCACTGGAGTCACCGCGGAGTATGTGCTCGAGAAGGTAGAGCTTAGGATTGGTATGCGTAATGAACTTCTTACGTACTGGGTCGTACTGCTTTACGTTGTCGTGTACGTGTAGCTGGATGAAGTCCTTATCACCCGATAAGATCAGTATGTCTTTGGGATTGAACTCGCTGTATTCTTTGACGAGAGTGGCGATGATGTCGTCGGCCTCGGCTGACTCGATGTCGATTACGCGGTATGGGAAGAACTCCTTGAGTTCAGACCTGATCTTACCCATGCACTCAAAGATAGAGTGCCAGTTAAGCTCTGAGTTCTCGATGTTCTTCTTGCGATTTGCTTTATAGTATGGGAAGACCTGCTTCCTCCAGTAGTTACGGTTGTCGCAGGCGATGATCATCTCACCGTACTGGTCGCCGAACTTTTGTTTATAAGAACGAAGTGCGTTGAGCACCATGTGTCTTACCATATTTTCTTCTAGCTGGGCATTCGTGTGGTTGCCGAGTTGCATCATTAAGTTTGATAGCATCACTTGGTTCAGATCAACGATGATCATAATGTATAACGGCCTTAGCCGTTCTCCTCTTCTTCTACTTGCTTGATCTTGATGTTAATTTCATCTGCTAGTTTATATGCGTTCTCACCGAATTCAGGATCTTCAATGAAGAGATTATCTGCTATCAGTTGGAACGGATGTGGTATCTCATAGTACTTATACATGATGGAACGAAGAGACTCTAGTACTAGTGCTCCATCTTTTATAGTATTGTCGATGCTATCAGGATCAAAAGAGAATCCCGCTGAATCTAGTGAGGTAAACAGCATCGGCATTATTACTGAGAGAGTCTCATTGACGTGGTGTTCTTTTAGAATGTTGACTTTATCCTCGACCGACTCAGCTGAAATGGGCTCTTGACCAAATCTTATGATCTTTGACTCAGGAAACTTTATGATGTTACCCATCTTACCTCAATATTATATTACAATAGGCGACACAATTTGTCAACCGTTAATTTATTTATAGTTTGAGCTCTTTACCATCGATCTTATGTTCTTTTCTGATCTCTTGAGCCACCGCATGCATGACAATTGAGTGGCAGTCTTCTATAACACCGTAGTTAGTAGAGTGCACGTGGATCAAGATGTCAGCGAGGTTTGATTCTTTGATGAGACCGCCGTCGAATCCTACCAGCGCTGCAGTCCAGAAGCCTAGCTTTCTGGCTTTCTTCAGTCCTTCGAGCACGTTTCTAGAGTTACCGCTGGCCGATATTGCTATAGCGAGTGCGTCGTATTCAAGGTTGCGGCTGTAGTATTCTATCTGCTTGCTGAATATCTGAGTATAGTCGAAGTCATTGGCAAGTGCCGTTATGAGTGACATGTTAGACGTAAGACTAACGACGTGTGGGTTTAGATGTGTGTCTTCTGATACTCCCTTAGTATGATCACACGAGAAGTGTTCTGCCGTTGCAGCAGATCCACCATTGCCGAATACGAATACTGTACTGTTCTCTTCTGCACACTCGGTCATGCATCCAATTAATTTATCTACTTCATCGGAGTCTATGGTCTTCATAGCGGCGTTTATCTCATCTGCATACCACTTCATCGCACTCATATATTAGTCTCCACTGTTGATCCCCTGTCAGTAAACTTGAACGGCATGTGTTCATATCCCATCATGCTCATTCTCTCTATCATCTTATATCTATATTGCTGAGGTACAAAGAACAGCATGAACCCGCCACCGCCGGCTCCGAGCAGCTTACCACCAACAGCCCCGGCCTTCATTCCCTCTTCATACATCGTATCTATATCGGCGTTGCTTATGCCGTCAGAGAGCTTCTTCTTTAAGTCCCAAGTATGGTTGAGCATGTACCCAAAGTCGTTTAACTTATTTTGATTGAGCGCTATAGATGCAGACCAAGCCATATCTACCAGCGTGTTAGTATACTCGAGTGCTTTATCACCGGCATCGAGCGACTTTACTTGGTTTGATAAGATGTTAGATGCCGATCTGCTTATTCCTGTGTTGAACATAAGCAGGTTACTCTCCAGCGCAGAGAGCGTATGACCTGACACCGGTGGGTTGGTTACTTCTATAGAACCGTCTTTATTGTAGGTTATATAGTTGAACCCGCCATAGGCTGCTGCGTACTGGTCCTGCTTACCTATCGGCTGCTTGCACAGCTGTATCTCTACAGTGCACGCCATATCTGCCAGATCTTTTCTTGTAATGCTGATGTTTAGCATGTTGGTCACGGCATTCAATACGCCGACCGTAAAAGTAGAAGACGATCCAAGACCAGTACCGCGAGTATTGACGTCTGAGAAGCTGCATATCTCGACATGACTGCTGATGCCGTATGCCTTTAAGATCTCTCTGACCCTGTCATGCTTGATGTCGTTGACGTCTTCGACCAGCTCCAGCTCAGAGTATATGACCTTGAGGTGGGGTGCTTGGCACCTATTAGCTGCTATGTAGATGTGTTTGTCTATGGTGGTTGAGATGGTGAAGCCGGGTTGAACTCCCGGCCTCGTGTAGTATTCAGGTATGTCGCTTCCACCACCGAAGAAGCTTATCCTGAGAGGTGTCTTTGTAAGTATCATCCAACTCTATACCTAAACATTTCTTTCTTGAATGATCTTGACTCAGGAGTCTTATACTCATTAGCCATTACCATAAGAAGTCTCTCCCATTGCTTCGATACCTTGTCGATATTGAAGCGAGTATCTGCATAGGTCTTTACGAACTTCAAGTAGTTCTGTACTTCATCTTGATGAATCATCTGAATAGCATGATCTAGATGGGCATGGAATACTCTCGCATGAGTAGCGGGATCCATGTCAAACTGATACATCGAGGTGAGCCCGCCGGAAGTATCTGGTAAGGCAGCTAGGTTAGGATGTACGCACATGAGACCAGCACTCATAGACTCGATAAGTACGCGACAGCTAGTCTCTGGCCAGATGCACGGGTAGCCTAGGATATTGGCTTTCTTAAGTGCCTCTACTAAGACTTCCTTTGGTTGAAACCCATGATAGGTAATCTTGGGATGATTCCTGCACCTATCAAAGAGCGGCTCAAAGGGTTTATCAGCTTCTTCCCAGCCGTAGATCTTATAGCTAGAAAATACATCGAGATAGACGTTGTCGTACTGCTTTGAGAGGTTCTCAAACACCGGTACTAAGATCTCAAGCCCACGCTGAGGAGTAGAGAAGTAGACGATTCTTATCTCATCTTTTGACTTCTCAGTGTAGGGTATTGGATCGAGTGGGGTCTCAATTACAAGCGAGTTAACATCATAAGGCATGCCAAGTTTGTCGGCAAACTGCTGCATCTGCCAGTTGCTGCTGTAGACAAACTTATGAAATCTATCTCGCTTGTTCTTATCTTTTAAGTGCTGAGATTCCGGATCTTCAGGTAAGTCGTGTAGCCAGTATACTCGTATCTTATCTTCTTCTAGTTCTCTTACCCTAGAGCAGACGATTTGAAAGTTATTAGCTAGATCAGGATCTAACTTAGAGGCTATACCCCTCTTAGTCAGTTCTGTACCACCCTGCGACTTTATGGATATCTCGTTCTCTTCAAATGCAGACATAATGTAGCTCTCTCGTTATTCTGTTGGTGCAGCCTCTGCGACTACGATCTCTTGAGCTTCTTCTACTTCAGGAGGAGGGGCCTGACGCTGCAGGTACCCGACGTTGAAGTTAGTAAACTGGAAATACTTCCGAGCAAGATCTACTACGGTGCTTGGATCGAAAGGCTTACATGAGAATACGTCGAGATAGAAGGTATTGTCTTCTTCGACGAAGTGTGCACAGATGTTCGATGTCTCGATGAGCTGTACGAGTGTGTAGCCTTCTTTGTTTCCGCTTCCAAAGCGAACGACCTGTGGTTCACCGTAAGGAACCATGTCAATGTCTACTACGAGCTGCTTGGCAAAGGCTGTAATGGTCTCTGCACTAGAGATTGACTCTTTATTACAGCCAGAAACGTCGAGGATGAGGTGATAGCCCCAGTACTTATCTTCCATGTTGTTCTCCATATCAGTATGCATCTAAGATCTGTGCGTATTCTACGCTCTCGATTCGGAATGATCTCCAACCACCGTTCTGCATATCCCAGACGGCGATCGTATTAAGGTTCTCTGGTTTATGGTGCATCTCATTGAGGTGCTGCAGGTCGGTGTTAGAAGGTAGGTGAGAGTCTAGAAGAGTAGCGTGCATGACGCGCTTCTCTCCATTTACTTTTGTAAAGTGGACTTCAACTACGTGTTGTTTTAAGTCCATCAGCAAATTGTCACGCATAAATTTTGTCATTATTAAGCTTCCTCGTTGAGTAGTTTTCTGTTGTCCTGGCCTTCAACCATCTCGGCGAGCTGTGTATAACCGCCGATGTGGAACCCATCTACTACGACAACAGGATAAGACTTAGCATTTGGGAATTTATCTAAGAGGATCTCGCGTGTAAAGTCCTCATTAAGCTTTCTCTCGACAAACGACATGCCGGCATTCTTGAGAAGCTCTTTTGATTTAAAGCAGTATGGGCAGTCTTGTTTACTATATATCTCGATCATAGACGCACACTCCAGTATCTTTCTATATCTTGCTTGTTCAATGGATCAAATCCATGTTCCATCATATCAATGGAGATCATCGTTTCCAATAGCATCACTTTACTTTCTTATAGCTGGCCTTGATCTGCTTCTTTTCAGATACCTCAAAGCCGTATTCTTCGAGTACACCCTCGATCATATCATGGTCGTACATCCAGATGTCGTCGAATACGAACATGGAACCGACTACTGCTCGCTCACCAAAGAAGCGCACCTCATGTTCAATAGCCATATTCGTATGAGGACCGTCGAAGAACACGAAAGCATACTTATCTTCGATCTTCTTTACCTCGTCATATACAGGAACGCCATCAGCGTAGCGAGACATGAACTCAGTGTCTTCGAGAGCGAAGAACGTGAAGTTAAGCCCTGCCTGATATGCATAGAAGTATAGGGATGGGACGATGCGATTGCGCATGTCATTGTTGTAGTCGAGCTTGACTACGTCAGTTAAGTCTTTTGACTTTGGATCACCTTCTAATCCCTGCTTCAAACCAAAAGCCGAGATATTTAGGTTAGTGCACTCAAAGTCGATATTGCCGTACGGGTCGATACAGAACATCGATCGATTGCTATTACCACTCTCTACTAGTGCGTCAATGATGATCTTTGCTGAGCCACCTCTGCGACTGCCGATCTCTACCACTGCGCCTTCAACTCCAGAGATGTTCTTAGCAGCATTTGCTAGGATCTCGTACTCAGAGCTGTCTGTAGAAAATACTTCTTCGTCACTGAATCTAATGATCGCCATTCACTTACTCCATTATATATTAGTTATTCTATTGTGTCAAGGATATTGCAGCTGATTATGCTGTATTTTAAGTTGTCTGTTGATAGGTCTGCATAGTACTGCGATACTTTATCGACGGCTTGCGCGCTGTCTTTTGCCTTTATCATTCTAATTTCTTCGCATATTCTAGATCCGGCATGCTCGAGACTAGAATCATACACTCTTAAGACAAGCTTGGCAAGAAAGTACTTCATTCTTTTACCTTAATATTATATATCCTGTCAGTAACAGGGTCTACGAAGATGTGTACCATCTCTTCATTGTCAGCTTCTTCATTGACGTCGAAGACTACGTGCATGTCGTAGCCGTCAAGAGCCAGGTGAGTCTCGATATGAGTAGCTACTTCTGAGTATAGCATACCAATGAATTGATCATAGTCGTGATTTAGAGCCATAGTTATCTCTTCCTGTTAACTCTTCTATTCTTACGCTTACGAGAACCGATCTTACGACGACCCTTACGAGGTCTATTTTTATGAGGCCATGCCATTCAAATCTCCATTATTTATTCTTGTTTATATGACTCTTATGAACCTTAACGGATATCCAACCATTGTAGTAGTCGTCTCTTTCAAGTACTAGTCTCTCAAACTGGTGCTTTGCTTCTTGATAGTTGCACTCACCCTTGCTCTTGCAGAGTCTTAACACTTCTCTCTTAAAGTTATGGAGTCCTATGTTCTTAACGTCCTCGTTCAACTCGATGTTTGAGCCGTAGTAGTCTTTCCAGTCAGAATCTATCTTGATCCTCTTCTTCTTACCCTTGACCTGCTTAGTACGAGAGAACTTGAAGAGCTTCTTACCGACATATTTCTTATCATTAGTAAGATTTGTTATAAGGTAGACAAAGCCAATGTATCCATCGGTGTGGTCAGTTTCAAGCGGAATGCCGTAATACAGCCACGGATTTTCATAAGACATAGTGGGAGACTCCTTCCCACTATTTATTGTTACTTAGAAAGTCTCTCTGTCTTGATTGTCCCAGTCTTCATCTTCTAGATCTTCTTCTAGCTCTTCTTCTGGATTACGCTCGAGCCATACTTTGTCAAAGACGCTGTCGACGCCTGTACACTCACTTAGAGTATCACAGTCATGATACTCAAATAGATCGATTAATTCATCATATACTGTAGATCTTACGTCGTTCTCAGATACATTGTTCATGAGAACTTCAATTATTTCAGAAAAAAGTCTTGAACCGCTTGACCATCCCATTATTCTGCTCCTTTACACTGCTTCTTCTTATCGTTAGCGAGAGTCTTTAGGTCTGTTACCGGCACCTGATTCTTTGTAGTCTTGGAGTCAGGTACAGGAAACGTAATACCAGATGCCTTCTCTACATCTGCTACTGTTACTTGATATTTAGTGAAGTCGGAGTCCAGCCCGTCTCTATGAGGGAACAAGAATGCAAAAGACTTCTTTGTAGTATCGTCGATCACGATCTTGAACAGAGCGTCTGGAACCGTAACTCTATCTGCTCCAATGGATCTACTCGTAGAAGAATAGATGTTACCAGCATAGATCGTATGTGCGTGCTTAGTCGAGTATACCCATGCGCGAGCCGCTGACTCAAGATTCTTCCACGTGCCGCGATTGACGGAAGGAAGCTGTGGGCTCATGTTTGACATATAGAACGACTCGTGCTCTACTTGATTATCCCACGACATGTCAGCATCATTAGCCAAGTGACCTTGATCATATCCAGAACCAACATAGTCTTTAGGGTCTGAACGCTTATCTACTGGAAGAGATTGGTCTGCAGCGAAAGCATTAGTGCGAGCGACACAACCAATTGCGTGATCAGGAGTAAGAGTCCAAGCAACCCAGTTTGGGATTTTTGCAACATTATCATGCTCAAGAATATAAGCAGTACGACAAATAACAGGGTGATTTGCAATAGTAGATGGTGAACCATACGGGATCTGTACTTTACATGAATCTATAGACTTAGGTGGTTGCTGGTCTGCAGAGAATGCAGAGAAGCTAACTGCTACTAATAATAGACTATAGAGAAAAGCCTTTAAATGTCTCATTACTTACGTCCTTCTTTACGCCACCCCCGATGTACGAGGTGATCTCAGTTTCTTGTGGTGCTACTTGCACTTCAGCGCCGCTGATCCACTTCTGAGTCCATGGCAGTGGGTTAGAACTAGTCTTATATGGACACTGAAGACCTACAGCAGTCATTCGCTTATGTGCAATCCATTCTATATATTCGTGTAACAGACTTTCATTAAGGCCGATCATTGATCCGTCCTTGAATAGATAGTTAGCCCATGCCTTCTCTTGATTGACTGCATCGACAAACATCTTAATACATTCATCTTTAGTTTCATCACGAATAGTTGCGAAGTCAGGATCATCAGTCGGTAGTACTTTAAGCAACTGCTGCGTACCTGCAAGATGAAGGTTCTCATCGCGAGCAATAAGCTTGATAATCTTAGCATTACCTTCCATCTTCTTGACCTCGGCAAATGCCCACGAACAAGCAAAGCTGACGTAGAAGCGAACACCTTCTAGGATATTGACTGACATAAGAGTAAGCCACAATGCTTTCTTATGACCATACCCACTGTTTGAAACTGATTTGTTATTATATTCGATAAGATCATCGTAGTACTTGCTGATGTCACCAGCACAGTCTACGATCTCTTTCATATCTATCATACCGTCAAATATGACAGACGGGTCGGAGTATACGTTCCTGATAATATGAGTGTATGAACGAGAGTGGATTGACTCACTAAAAGCCCAAGTGAGG